ATCAATTGCGCGCATGAATGGCTACACCATGTCGATCTATAGGACAAAGTCTCTACTGCACGGACTGTCCCAGGTTCGCGAGCGCTCGTTCTATTTCTTCTGGAAGGGAGATCGAATTCCGCTTTTGAACTATTTCAAGAAACCAGTTAAGACGATCGAGAGCCTGCTGGATTCTGTCCCATTTCAAGCAACTCAGCAAGATCTTACCAATACACGCACTCCTAGTAAATCTGACGTTTTATACAGATATGTTCTGGAAAAGATAGAAAAGGGTGTTACTCATCGTCAGTTCTATGATATAATAGACAATACGACAAATCCCATGGACTGGCTTGAGTCAAAGGGATATACCTATGCTCAGGCAGCCGAGTGGTGTCGTAAGATGGGCGAGGAGCGTACCGCGGTGCGCTGCGACCGTATTCATGAAAAGCTTTCAGAGGGCAGATCGATCATGCGCCGCCAGACTACTGTACCCAAGCATCATATCGGCGCTTTTGTCGGTCACTTGCCGACCGCGCTGACTCACTACCATGAGGATCGATACCTCACCGTAAGAGAGTGTATGTCGATCATGGGTCTTCCAGATGACTTCGAGCTGTTAAATCCAAAGAAGAACCTAAACCATATCTGCCAGAACGTTCCCGTCGGTACGGCTACAGATATGAGTACTGAGATAGTAGCTGCTCTTGAGGGAAACAGAGAAAGAGTTGATGCATATCTTCTCAAGCAGTCTAATCATAAGCAGACTTATGAGATTATTGACTATCAGAGAAATACAATTATGAGCTTTACAGATAAATAATAAGAAAGATATATCATGAGCAATAAAATTGAATATAAGTATTCCGAGGATAAAATTCTTGCCGATCTAAAAGCCTATATCGACAAGACCTATACTCAGCACTATAAATCTGACCAACAGGACATTCAATGCTTAGATGCCTGGATCGCCATGGGCGATGCCACTCCTACTTTTCGAAATACAGCTATGAAGTATCTCTGGAGATATGGCAAGAAGAATGGTAACAGCAAAGACGACCTCATGAAGACTCTTCACTATGTCTTTTTCGCTCTACATAACGATCATTATAAGGGAAAAAATAAACGATGAATATTGAAATTCCAATGGAGAAGCTCAGAGAGAGAAAGCTATTTTTTGCTACGCCGATGTACGGAGGTCAGTGCGCTGGTCTATTCGCCAAGTCGGTGGCTGATCTTTCAGCGTTGTGCACCAAGTACAATATTCACCTGCAAATGTATTTTCTCTTCAATGAATCATTAGTTACACGAGCTCGTAACTATTGCTGCGACGAGTTCATGCGTTCTGAGTGCACTCACATGATGTTTGTCGACTCAGACATCGGGTTTAACCCACAGGACGTGCTGGCTCTTCTGGCTCTGTCGGATGACAACTCTCAGTACGATGTTATCGGTGGTCCATATCCCAAGAAGTGCATCAGCTGGGAAAAAATCAAGCATGCTGTTGACAAGGGTGTGGCTGACCAGAACGCCAATATTCTAGAGAAGTTTGTCGGCGACTATGTGTTCAATCCCAAAGGCGGACAGGCAACAATCGCACTGAATCAGCCGGTTGAGGTTCTTGAAATTGGCACCGGTTTTATGATGCTGCGAAAGAATACTCTCCGCAAGATGGCAGAGGCTTTCCCGCAGTACATGTACAAGCCAGACCACGTGCGAACTGAAGCGTTTGATGGCTCACGTGAGATCATGCAGTATTTTCAGGCCGAGATCGATCCTAAGTCAAAGCGTTACCTATCAGAGGACTATTGGTTCTGTCAAAAGATTCAGGAAATTGGTATGCGCACTTGGTTCTGCCCATGGATGCAGATGAGCCATGTCGGTACCTATATCTTCGGTGGATCTTTGGCTGATCTAGCATCGATTGGCGCACCAGCGACCGCTGACGTCGGAATGTTGAGAAAAAAGTAAAACTATTTTGACAATTCTATAGGATATAGGAGTATATCATGCAAAAGTTGAAGCTATCATCGCATACCGTACAGATTCTAAAGAACTTCTCCACGATCAACCCGTCCGTTCATGTTAAGCCTGGTAAGACATTATCAACTATTTCATCAGGCAAGACCATTATGGCTCGAGCCAGCATCGAGGAAGAGTTCCAGCATGAGTTTGCGATCAATGACATCTCGCGGTTTCTGGCCGCGCTGTCGTTGTTCAAGGATCCTGAGCTGGAGATCGACAACACCCATGCTGTAATCTCTGAGGGATTGAAGAAGATGAAGTACGTCTTCTCTGACCCTAAGGCGATTATGTCTGCTCCAGACAAGAATATCAGTCTTCCGAGCGAGGACGTTGTGTTCAAGCTTACCAATGACACAATGACCGATGTCAACAAGGTGGTCTCCGTACTCAGACTACCCCACGTCGTCGTAACAGGCGAGCGTGGTAAGATCTCAATCGGTGCGGCTGACGTCTCTAACCCCACCACCGATAACTTTGCTTCAGAGGTCGGAGAGACTAACAAGAGCTTTAGCTTGGTGTTCAAGGCTGAGAACATTAAGATCATGCCGATGGATTACGACGTGGCTATCTGTGCCCGCGGCATCTCTAGGTTCAAGGCCAAGGACGTTACGTACTTCATAGCCGTCGAGGACAAGCTTTCTAAGTTCGGTGGCTAGCATGCTGTTCGATGAACGCTTTCGCATCTCAGACGATAAAATTGAAATGTTTAGAGGCACGTTTCGCGGCGTAGGATATTATGAGCCGTGCTTTGAGAACACACCAGAAGTTGTAAAAAATGTATACACGCTCATGCAGACCGTGTATAATATGGGTGAGCATGACGGCAGAGACTACGTGCGTCGAAAGGTTAAGAAGGCTCTCAATATAGAGCTAATCTGAAAGAGTGACATATGCGGGATGAAGCGTTGTGGGTAGAACGTTATAGACCAAAAACAATAGCAGATACTATTCTGCCTATTCCTCTTAAAAATACTTTCCAAGAAATAGTCAATAAAAATACTATGCCAAATATGATGCTTTCTGGCCCACCGGGAATTGGAAAGACAACAGTTGCTAAAGCCCTATGCGCCGAACTAGATATAGATTATATCGTAGTAAACGGCTCGATGAATGGTAATATCGATACTCTTAGAAATGAAATTCTAAATTTCGTATCAACTGTATCTTTTACCGGTAATCGTAAATGCGTTATTCTCGACGAGGCCGATTATCTAAACGCTAACTCGACTCAGCCAGCCCTTCGTAACTTCATGGAGGAATATTCTGGCAATGCGTCTTTTATCCTTACATGTAACTTTAAGAATAGAATCATAACCCCTCTGCATTCTAGGTGTCCACCTATCGATTTTGTAATCGGCAAGCAGGACAAACCTAAGATGGCGGCCCAGTTCATGCGCCGCGCTTTGGAGATACTCGATGCTGAAAAGGTCGAGTATGACAAGGCCGCTGTGGCCATGGTAGTACAGAAGTATTTTCCGGATTGGCGTCGAGCTCTGAATGAGCTGCAGAGATATTCCACCAGTGGTCGCATCGATGCAGGCGTCCTGTCAGATATGCGTGACACCTCGGTAAAGGATCTGATCCCTCTTCTCAGGGAAAAGAAGTTTACTGATATTCGAAAATGGGTCGCTGAAAACTCAGATCAAGACCAGAATGCTATTTTTCGTGGTCTATATGATCGAGCCACTGATGCGCTCAAGCCCAATAGCGTGCCTCTTCTGGTTCTGACCATCGCCAAGTATTCATACCAGGGAGCTTTCGCAGCTGATCCAGAGATCAACATGATGGCATGTTTTACTGAAATTATGTTGGAGTGTGAGTTTCAGTGAATCCATTTGACATAGTCTCCTCGGTATCACATACCAAGAAGCGAGTAATCGATGCCGATAACGAGCGCGAATACAGCTCGTTCATGGTCAATCGAGCTCTCTCCTACTATCCAGACACTATTCTACAGGCTCAAGAGATGAATGTCAACCACCATCTCGATGGCCTCCTGCAGTATGATTACTTACTTAACTCTCTCAGACAGAAGAAGAGGTTCTCCAAGTGGTTTAAGCGTGAAAAAAGTGAGAGTATTGACTCCATCATGCGATACTATAACTGCAGCTATAGGAAGGCTCTAGAGATATCTCGAACTCTTAGCGCGAACCAGATCTCTGAGATAACACGCATAATGACAACCGGAATAGAATAAATATAGAAAACAAAGAGAGCTTCATGAAGAAATTTATTGAGTCTTCGTCTTCAGAAACATATATGAAGAAACTACTTCATAGAGCAATCATGATAGGATCGCTGGTTATGCTCAGCGGTTGTGTCGTACACGGACCTGTCTACACCTATGTAGAACCCAGGCCTGTGTATGTGGCACCACCGGTGGTAAGGTATCAGTACTATAGGCCTTATCGCTACCATTATCACTATACTCCACACTACTATCGTCCTCGCTATTATTACTAAGAATCAATGACAAGGACTCGGGCTTTAAGGTAAAGTTCCATGATGCCTAAATATAGGCAGTAGAGTACCGGTAACGTCTATGATGTTTCCCGTGCTGTCGACCTATAACATAATAATAAGGCTGACTCGTCATGGATAATGAAGACATATTCTCGGGGCACGGCGTCGAGATTAGATTGAAGACTAAGGAAGACTTTCTCAAGGTAAAGGAGACTCTCACGAGAATAGGAGTCTCGTCAAGTAGAGACAAGAAGCTTTACCAATCCTGCCATATACTACATAAGCAGGGAAAATACTCTATAATTCACTTCAAGGAGCTCTTCTCGCTCGACGGCAAGCAGTCTAACTTCGACGAGGAAGACAAGGGTCGACGGAATACTATCGCGGCCTTGCTTGAGGA